TTTGTTTGCTTTCTAAATCGCCTTTGATACCATTAAATGGTAATCTAATCATAGCACGTTCTTGCCAAAAGAATGTATTCTTTGTGTTACCGTCTGGAATAAATCTAAGTGTGGCGTTTTGACCTTCTTCGATACTCCAGTGTGGATATATCGAATTATCACCTTGTGATTGTGGATTGTTTTGTTTGCTGTCTGCCGCTTGTAAGCGAGCACGAATTTCTGATAAACTGGCCATAATAGTTTGATGCCTTTCTGTTTTTAAGTTTGTGATGCCTATCTAAAATACTTTAGATTAATAGTTGCTTGCCTAGTAATTATACACGTCTAGGTCAGTGTTTACAACTAAAACGGCTAACTAGGTCAACCGTTTTAACTGTAATGTATTTATTATTTTTTTGCGCCGGCTAAGAATTTAATGCGCTCTACCATGTCGTCAGTATTGGCTTTAACCGCAGACATTTTACCTGAATGCCCGTATTGTCCTGCCAAAGGATTAGCAGTATCAATAATGTTAATTCCAGACAGACCTTTGATTCTGTCAATGTCTTCTAAGAAATTTCCACCGCCCACAGATTCCATACCAGCCTCCGTGCCAATATTGTCTCCAAAATTCTCGTCCATTTCGATGTCCATGTTGTCGTCAACGCCATATTCAACTTCTAATTCACGTTGTATGCGATTAAGTATATCATCAATGTCGTCTTCTGGATCAAGATGGTTTTCTCTAGCCACTGTTGGAATTTTTTCTTCTATTTGTTTGGCCACAAATTTTTCAACGTTGCTTTTGGGATTCATGTATATTTCATGAATATCCATGTTGCCTCGAGCTATGTCCTGTAGTAATAGATCAACTTCACTCATAGCACTTTCTTCTAAATGTCCTTTGTCCTGACTGCCTGTTGGATTATCTGCATGGATTTTTTTAATTTCTTTAGCCAAACGTTCGGCTTTTTCAGTATCACCTATTCGACGTGCCAAAGCACATAGTCTCTCCAGTCGAGCAAGATGCTCATGTTGTTTGAACATTACATCACCATCGGTTTCTTCTAATTTAAAATCATTTTTCATTTCTTCTCCCATATTAATAGATTTTTCCATCTTTCTTTTCCAAGCGGCTTCTATCTTAGCGTGTGTAGCAGAATCATCGCTCAACACATTCTTTAATATGGCTTGTGTTTCAGGGGTTTGGCCGTAACCCTGATCTTTCATCTTCTTATAAACTGCATTTAGTAGACCACCTTCTTGATCCAATGTATTTGGATTGATGGTACGGACTATCTCGTTCCAGTTTACTTCGTTGGATTTTTCTTTAGCAGGGCCACGATATTTTCTAGTTCTTAAATATTCCCAAGCTCTTTGCTCTCGGCTATCTTCTCCGGCTTCTTGAGCCAACCGTCCTAGTGTAGCGGCATTGCGTTGATATTGTGTGGCCAATCTCATAACATCTTGATAGTCTTTTCTATCTTCAATGTATTCCATGAGGCTGTTTTCTTCGGATAGTTCTTCTCCTGCTTCTGGCTCAACAGTTTCAGGTTGTCCCTGCTTTAATTGTCCAATAACTTGTGCTACATCGTGATCATCTTTGAGTTCTTCAAGTCTGTTTAATATTATAGTACGACCGTCGGCATTGGCATCTTCTCCGGCTAATTCTTCTAAACGATTAAACAGCTCATCGTCGCCAAATATATTGTATAATTGTTCTGTGATATCAGTAGCATCTGGTCCAACTGGCATTTCTTGACTGAGTAATTCAATCAATTCGTTTTGTTTTTCTGGTGTGTCTGGTAATGCCCATGTGCCTTCGGCAATTAAATTTGCCCAACTTTCAAAAATTTCAGCTTCTTTCATTGTAGTTTCCTGTTGTTTTAATTTGGCCAATAAAGGCAATGCTTCTTCAATACGGCTATCAATATTTTTTTCTATAAACATATGGCGCAAGTCTTCAATAATCACATCTTCATCAGTGATTGCCGACGGATCCCATGTTTCAAAATACTTGGAATATCCTGTACGTGTGCTAATGGATTTGATATTGTGTTGTAGAGTTTCGTAATAGCGTTCAGCTTCTGTTACCAACTGAGCAGTTTCAGCTTCAAATATTTTTCCCTGATTAGCTCGTTTGAAACGACTTAACAAGTTCAGCTCATTTACAATCGTGGTTATATGTTGTCCGCGCATGTCATAAGGTTTTCCGCCTTGACGCACATGTTCTACCATGGCTCGTCCGCCGGACAATTTTGTAAAACCCAACTTGTAACGTTCGCCTTCTGTGGTTTCTACAAATAAACTTTCAATATAGCGAAATCTCGCTTCACCTTCGCCAATAACTCTTTTGTGCTTGATCAGCAGTCTTGCTTCAGTAGCAGCACCGTTCCAGGAAATATTTTTATGCCCTTGCCATGATTCGTACAAGCCTTCTTTAATAGCCGCTTGTCCCTTCATGCTGTACTTTAATTTGTTTAAATCTTGTACACCAAAGGTTTTGAGATTCTTTGTGGACATTTGTTTAAGAGGATACAAAAACCCATCAAACCATGATTTTTTATCCTGCGGCTCCATGCTTTTTCCAATATTATCACCCGAATAAACAGTGACGTCATTGTCATCGCCTATCATGATTACTACAGTACCGTAATCTTTTCCGCTTTCTCCAATGTAATTAAAAGATAGTAGGTCGGCATCTTCTGGACTAGCGGATGGTTTTCCCATGGCATTCAGAGATTCTGGTTCAAAATTCTTAGTGACAAGGTAATCATGAATTTGTTGATTGATATTGTTTGTGCTCATAGTAATATTTAGTTATATCGTGTTAGTAACCCATTACTACAAATGGTAAGGGAGCTTCAATCATTGCGTCGTGATCTCGCATCTGAGCATCCATTTCTGGATGATATTCTTGTAGTAGCACCATCATGCGGGTAACCAACAATAGTGCCATAACCAAATCATCTGTACTGCCAGATTTAGCTGAATAGTTAAGCCCATGTGCTACAAATGTTTTTAATTCAGTAATTAGCGGTTTGCTTGATAATTTCATTTTACCTGACTCTATTAGAGTTTTTAGTTTGGAACAGGCGGTAAGTTTGTTTTTCTGGCTAGTATTAAAACCTTTGCGGTACCTGCCGGCTCCTTTGGTAGGATCTGATAGAAAGTAACCCTTGATATTTTGCTCCCCAAACTGCTCTAAACTTATTAGAGCGGCTTCGCCTATGGTATTATTTTCTATACTGTAGTATATGCTTTGTTCATCCTTGGTAATAGAATGAACGTATTTAACTATGTCAGAAAGTATACGTATTTGTTCAGGAATTGGTGTACGATTGTGTTTCCACTCTCCTATTTGACGAGTGCTATTGGCCTCGAATATCTGTATAGCTGAAAAATCTCCGCCTGTACCCAAGCTGGGATCCAGCCCTATACAGTACATTTTACCTGGTTGTGGGTCACTGTACCAACGTACTTGGCTAGTGCGGAAAGCTGGCTCTACACCCTCAAGATCTATTAATTTAGTTGGAGCGATTAGTGTTTCATCATTTATAATGAACTCACAATTTGAGCATAGTATGTCGTTAGCGTAGAAGCGGCGATTTTTTTCAACATTTAATAAATCGTAGACTTGTTCTGTGCCAGCAAGTTTAACACTGACCACTCGTTGCAGTCCAGTGTTTGTTTGAATATGCATACCTGGACGAAGATTTTTAACAAATATCTTGCTAAGGCAGTCAGTAAATATCGCATGATCTAAAGTTGCTTTGATAGATGTATTTGATAATTGTAACTCTGCTACTTGGCGTGTGCCTTTATTTAACACACCGTCAAAGTCACTCCACCCAGTATCAGTTAATACTTGTAGGCGTTCAGTATTATTGTACAAATCCCCTATTGTTTGCCGGAATATTCTACCAGCGGAATCGCGCAAGGTTAACATACTATTTAGCGCAAGGCACTCCATTTCCCTCCTAAATCTATCCTCGCCTAATTGACTACGTTGTTGTGCCGCCCATACCTCATCTCTATCTGGATGTTCTTGCCACTTACTTCGGAAGGGTCTAAAACCGTTTATACCCACTTCCTGCGGATTTCCGTGGCTATCTTCCATTTTATTGGCGCCTTTCCACAGTAACGCAAATTGATCTTCGTCGGAGTTTGGAGTACTTGTAATAATAGCCTTACCACCAGTTGCCAATGTTGGGGATATTGATGTCCAGAATTCTTGAGCTACCGAAGGTCGAACAAAGGCGAATTCATCACATTGATGCGAATGAATATTATTTGCAATAATTACATGATTTTTTGCATTAAAGATTTCATATGTGTCCAATAATATCGTTTCATCTATCTTGGTTATCTTGTGCCCAATACTGGAATCTAAAATATCACCCACAACTAGATCATATACTTTTGTTTTTTTGCCATTAATGAAAAAACAATGTTCCGCAGTTGCAGTAATAAACGTATCATCTTCAAAATGTATTATTCTAGACGGTTTGTTTGCATTCTTGTTTAAAAAAGCACCATCAAAATCTTCCCATCCGTTTGGTGTTAAGATTTCGTAATCTGTATTGTTAGCGTACAGTTGGTGCATATAGTCTCTCTATTAGATACGCGGCATTTAATGGAATGTTATTTTTTATATCTTCCAATATTAGATAGTGTACTTTATCAAATTCACTAAGTGATTGATCCATTGTGTAATCGCATTTGTTTATTAATTCTTCTATAGATATACTGCATGTTGCACTCTTAGACAAATTATCCTGCCAGGGAATCATTCTTAAATTAGCCAAATGGCCAATGATAAATGGACTCACTCGCTGCTGATACCCTTTTAATATTGAAAACATATGGTCAATGTGCCAGGCATTTTCCTTTCCAGCCAGACCTGTAACATACCCATTGACTAGATTCGATCTGTGCTTATTAGTCAAATATAAAACAACAGCTTTATATCGATGATATTCGTTTCTATCTAACGATATTAACCCTTTTTCAGCCTTGGTTTTGTTTCCTTTAATAATTGCTTTTGACGCAAGTCTTGAATATCCGTTCCTACCAAACTCATCTACACGGCTCAAATGCGTAGCACGAGTCTTTTGTCCTTTCTTTTTATACCCACTCAATCCATCAGAATCAACTTGTTTTAGTATTTGTCTAGCCTGTATTTGGCTTGCTTCGTAACGAGTGAGTCCAGTCTCTGGATCAACCTGTTGTAATCCGTGTTTGATGTTTTCTTTGCGTTTAATGCAGATGCGTTGAATATCTGGGTATTCTTCAACTGCCAGACCCAGTACATTGGTAATGTAATTGTCTTTGATCATGCTCAGACGCTCACCGCTAATGGGGCAAACCACATAATCGTAACCTTCAATTGTGTTGAGTGCATACAAGTGTTGATTTCTTTTTTTATTTCTTTTTATAAATTCTATAATTTGTTTTCGCATAAACTTATTTATACAAATGCGAATTCATCACTCGATAATTTTTTCAGGGTTATACAATCGTGTGTATAACTCTTTTAATGTAACATCTTCCTCAATCAATGTTTTTTTATTTCTAATTTTAACCACAGTGGTATCGCCATCTAAACAATATAATAGTGAAATACTCATACCACGACCAGTATTTTCTGTGGTAGTAGCCGACATAATCCGCGACCCGTTTTCAAAGTCTATACTACCTTTGTTATAGTTTGTAGCTCCGGCACGTATATGATCCGGGCACAATTCGTAAGCGTATCTCACACGCTGCATAATTTCTTGACTTCCGTCATATTTGTGAGCGGCTATCAATATAGTAGAGTCCGGCACAAACATAGCATACCAAAGCAAGTATCCCGCTGCCGAAGTGGATTTACCGGTTTGTCTCGGCATCATAGCTATGGAAAATCTATAGTTGTGATAAGTTTTTATCAGCCTCTTTTGATAGTCAAATGGTCGGTACTGCATCTTACCTTTTGTAGGGTGCTGTATGAAGAAAAAGTTG